ACTCCTTAGCCAACTCTATAGAAAATGAATTGGGAATTTCTTTCGATACAACCTACTTAGACCCTTTCAATGATGCTATAGACGAAAGCCACAAATACAACGGTAGGCAAGACTTTTTTATTTCAAGCGCATTAAAAATATGCCGTAGAGATGCAAAAAAAAATAACAGAGTAAATTTTATCATTACACACGTGGCAGATATAACCCCCGTTATTGACAAAGAAACTAAACTTAGATATACTCCCGTTCCCATGCCAAGCGAATGGTCGGGCGGTCGTGAGTGGCACAGGCGCAGCTTCCAAATGGGATTATGCTATCGCCCACCAACTTTTTTAAATAACGAATACGGACAACCGCACAAAGATAATGAACTGCACTTTTTTATTCAAAAATCAAAACCCAAAGGTGTAGGTAAACTCGGTAAAGCAATACTATACTGGGATTACAAAAGAAATAATTATTATTGGGTAAACAACTCTGGAGAAATAAAATATTCTAAAAGACCTTACGAAATAAAAAACACGATACATCAACATAAAGAACTAGAACCTAAAAACTCTGAAGAATTAATAAATAAATTTTTCAATTCAGACGGCAAATCATTGAACGACGAATTAGAACCATCTATTTTTTAATTCAAAAATTATTATTATATTTGCATTTAAATAAACTAAATAATAAAATAATGGAAGCAGTAAACCAGTCATTACCTCCTAAATCAAAAAGGGGGGCAAAAAGAAAATCACAAGAAAATAAAAAAGTTCAGGTACACACTTCTTACCCTTACCCGGTATTAGAGAAACTCGGAAGAAAAAAAATATCTGAAATTGCACTAAAAGCAGTAACCCATTATTTCAATCAATGTACGAGCAACTGATTAAATACTGCCAAATATTGACTAATAACTCATCGCTTCACCTCGACCTCTTTCAGCACTCATGGATTTTGCTGAACCAAAAAGAAAGAAAACTAAAAAATGATGAGGAAAAAATAAAATATTTTAAAACAATAGCAAAAAACGAATGGAGAAACAGTTATTCTTCCTTTAATAAATCACATAAAGAACGAGTAAACACCTGCGAAATATCTCCAAATATATCAAGCACAACTGATTGCTTTAGAAAATTCTTAGATTCTGAATTACCCAAAATGCCTGATGCGGATAAACAACTTATTTATGACTTCCTTAAATCAGGCAAGATTAACGAAAATAAAAAAAATAAAATTTACTACCAATTTAATAAACAAAAAAAAATACTCTATGAAAGATTTATTGATTTTGACTGCGCTAACTTTTAGCGCCACCTTCTTTAGCTTCTACACACTATCCGCGCATGTGTATTTAAAGAAATTATTCTACTTTATTAAAACACGCTCGATAAAAAAAGCTAACAAATATACTTTCATACATAATAAGTATTTTGACTGCTTCCCATGCTGGATAATGCGCAACGTATTCATAGTTATGCTTTTCAACACAAACTTATATAACAATATAACAATCACCATATCCTCTTTCCTCATAGCTTCTTTACTCGATAAAATAATGACCTATGAGTAAACAAAAATATCCTAACCTAAATAAATTTATGAAAATATTCTTGCCCCTTAGAAATTATTATTTCTCGGGCAATAAGATAAAAATATCTTCAACAGAAAAACAATTGCTGCAAGAGGCTCTTTTAGAAATTGGTGGCTCAAAAATAAACCTTTATTGCGCATCATGCGTACATGATGCATTAGTAAGATTATCCAATTTTTACGATAACTTAAATAAAAAAAAATAATAAATTGGGAAGGAAAAAATATATGCAAGACCCGAAACAATTACTTGAACTTTGGAATGAGTATAAAGATAATGTAGGTTATGACTTGATTCAACAGGCTACTCCAAAAGGGGATGTGGTTGAATTGAAAGTGAAAAAGCCATTGACGAGACAAGGTTTTGAGGCATTTGCTTTTAATAAACTTGGCTATGGAATCAATCATTATATAGATAATTACAGAAACAAATACGCTGAATTCTTGCCAATTGTTACACATATTAGGAATGAATGGCAGAACGACCAAATTTCCGGAACGCTCACAGGTAAATATAAAGCACCCAATTTAGTTGCCAGAATAAATGCGATAGGTGATAATGTGAACGCAAGTGCAACTTTCAAAGTTTTAAACATAGACCCATTAGATGATACAAGCGACAACAGCACTAAAGAAGATATCACAGCTAAAGAAACCAATACGGATAGTTAGAGGTGGGCAGGGTGCAGGTAAAACAATATCTATTCTAATAATTCTTATCAACCATTGCCTGAATAAAGAGTACAGGGAGGTATTTGTCATATCGCATGAGTTAACCAAAATGAGGGTAACAGTAATAAAAGACTTCATAAACATAATGAGAGAGATAGGTATATTTATGCCGCAAAGACTGATAGGCGGTGTTATGTACAGATTTCCAAACGGCTCTTTTATTAAATTCATGGGATTAGATAAGGATGATGCAGGTAAAGGATTCAGATGTCATGTGGCTTATTTTAATGAAGTCAATAAAATTTCATTCGAGGGATATAGACAGATAAGCACAAGAGCACAAATAGTTTATGCAGACTATAACCCTGATGCACACTTTTTTATTGATGAACATGTTTTAACTCGCGATGATTGTGATTTTTTACAGCTAACATTTAAAGATAACGAACAGTTGAGTGATAGAGAAAGAAAAGAGATAATGAACTATTATACACTCGGGTATTTTGATAATGGTGAAATAAAAAATAAATATTTCGCAAACCTTTGGCAAGTGTATGGTTTAGGCAATATAGGCTCGTTAATGGGCACTGTTTATGATGGATGGGAGGTGGTAACTAATATGCCAAGCGAAGCAAAGCTATTAGGTTATGGTCTTGACTTTGGATTTAGCAATTCTTTTACGGCGCTCGTTGCGGTGTACAAATACAACGATGCATTTATTGTTGATGAGATACTATACAAAACAGGATTGACGGATGATGATTTGTTTTTAGAAATAAAAAATAAAATAAATAATTCAGTTTATATTTATGCGGATAGCGCAGAGCCGAAGGCTATAGAGGCTTTAAGAAGAAAGGGTTTATTAATTACAGCAACAGAAAAAGGAACAGGCTCTGTAGTATTCGGTATATCAATAGTGCAGTCAAAAAAAATATTAATCACAGCGCAGAGCAAAAACATCATTTACGAAAAAAACAATTACATTTGGGAAACGGATAAGAATGGAAATAATTTGAATGTGCCGCTTAAAAAGAATGACCACGCAATGGATGCAATCAAATACTTTTTCTTAAAATATGACAAATCAGGAAACGCAAGATATAAATACTACTAGAATCTGTGCTGTCGTTTTAAGCTGCGATAGACCAAATATGCTAATGAACACATTACTGGAACTAAACGGGAATGTAGATACTCTTATAGTTATTGATGATTGCTCAAACTACGATTATAAAGAACATGCTAATCTATGCCAATACATCAGAACTAACGAGAGGTACGGAAAAAGAAACCATTATAAGATGTGGAGGAAGTCTTTTGATATTATCAGAAACTTGCCAAAACATGATTTATATTTGTTTATACCTGATGATTTTTCTAATATACAAATAAAAAAAATAATTACAATACATAGCGAACTGAATTATAGTGCATACGCTCACAATATAATATTTGATGGAAGAACAATGTGTTGGAATAATAAATCTGCTTTCACCCAAGTGATAAACAAAAAAAAATACCAAAGGTGTTTTTATGTTGATTGCGGATTTTTCTGTAATTACGAAACATTAAAAAAACTACAATTCAAGATAGATGAAGTACCTATAGATTGGTTCACAAATGAGGAAATAAGCAGCGGTGTCGGTTATCAACTGACAAACAGGATGAACCAATTAAATATAAACATATACTTGCCTTTTCCTAACTATTCACTTGCTTTTCATGGCGCGCATGATAGTAAGATGCACTATAATTTAAGGACTAAAAACCCACTCATAAGCAGATGAAAACAACGGCCAACATATCAACTCACAGAAGTAGATTTGGACATTTAGAGGTAATGTTGGAAACTATATTTTTTCAGTTTGACGAAATAAATATTTATTTAAATAATTGTGTTGAGGCACCTTCTTTCTTAAGGAAGTACAGGAATGTAAATTTTAAACTCGGAGATGACTTAACCGATAATGGCAAGTTCTATTTTTTAAGCGAGTTAAAAGAAGATTGCTATTATTTTACTCTTGACGATGACTTACTTTACCCTAAGAATTATGCGGATGAAACGATAAAAAAAATAAATATACATGGTTGTATAGTTACTTATCATGGCAGGGAAATAATTTCGGAGGGTAGAAATTACTACACGGGAAACAAGGCATATAGGTGTTTAGATGCGGTAAACGAAGATGTTATAATAGATGTAGCCGGGACAGGAGTAACGGCTTTTAAAACGGATTATTTTAAGCCTATAATACACAATAGTGAATATAAGTTGATGAGCGATTTAGTCTTTAGCTTAGAGGCATCTAAAAAAAACAAAAAAATAGTATGTGCGAAACATGAGCATGGCTGGATTAGACCTATATTATTGCCTGATGAATTTTCAATTTACGAGAGTTTTAGAGATAAAGACCAATCAATTCAAAACAAAATAGCAGATGAAATATTTAGAAATAAAATTGCCAAAAAAAATAAATAATTATTCTATCAAACAAGCTGCAAAATACCTTAAGTGGCAGGATGGAATAGTAATAGGCGAATTAACTATTATTGACATGGTTAACTTAATTAGCGAAATTACCGAAATAAAAAAGAAGGATTTAATGAGTTTACATAAAGACGATGTCATTACTGCGTATAAAAAAATAATAAAAGATTTTGATTACATACCAAAAGAGCCAAAAAGTACGGTAACCATAAACGGTATAGATTATTATTTTGAGAAAAACTTAGATAGTAAGTCATGGACAGCAGGCAGGTTTATAGATAGCACCGATGTAAGTATAGATATAGAGGAAAATCCGCAAAGATTATTTGCATTGTGTTATATTGAGAAGGATAAAAAATATGGCGATGTTCCACCAAAAGAGAGGGCTGAGATATTTAATAATTATTTTAAAGCGAATGATTTTTTGGATTTAGTAGGTTTTTTTTTGCAAAAATACAAGAACATACACATTGGTTTTCAAATTCTAAAAACAGCGGAAGCAAAGTATCACGCGCAAAAAGCAGAGAAGATAATGCGCAGGCTTGGATAGATTGGGTTCATGCACTAAGCGGAAATGATTATACTAAATGGGATAATATACTCGAAGAACAATACAAGCAATTTTTATTTAAAATAAATTTTCATATAAAAAAAAGTAAGCAAAATTAACTTATAAGGTTGATGACTGAAAACGAAATAAAACAACAACTATCAGGTCTTGGGCTTGGAATATCGAAAGCTGATGTGTTCAATGATAGTATGTCTGTTATTATAAATTCAGTTAACAGGCAAGCGGTTGAAATGGCGAGAGAGATTCTTCTTTCTCGCTCACTAAGCAAATCAGCGACACTTGCTCAAACAATAGTGGCGATGCCCGTTCAGGTGAGTGGTAATGTATATTCATTCAAAGTGATTGCAAGCAAAGAGGCTGATTTTGTTGATAAAGGAGTAAGCGGAATAGAAAAAAAGATTGAATCTCCGTATTCATTCAACACACCGAGAGCAAGCATAGGAATGGTTGAAGCTATACGCTCATGGGTTCAGGCGGCAGGATTGTTTGCCGACAACTATTATAGTCTATCATGGGCGATAGCTACAAACGTAAAGAAAAAAGGTATAGATGCAAAGAACTGGACTGAGGCATTTGGCGATGACTACATTGATGAGATGAAAAGAGTGGTTTCAATCGCTTTAAAAAAATTAGTTGAAGTTAGTTTTAAAAAGATGGCAGATGGCAATAACAATACATAGTGAACCACTTACATACACACCGAGCGATAACCCGATAACATGGGTGTTCTCGTCTAATCAAACGGGACAGCCTAACTTTTCTTTTTACATAGAGATTTTCGTAAATTCTATTTTAAAAACCACAGCAATGGTTTTTCCGCGTAATGGTTCAAGGGCAATGATTGACGTATCTAATATGTGTAGAATCTCCTGCAATAGTGCAATGCCTATAAACACACTAACCGATGATGCGGCTAATAATGGCACGGTGTATATAAAGATTTACGAGAGGTACGGAACAACACCAGCGTTGCAGTCAAACATAACAACAGGAACAAAAACATTTTTTAAAGCGTGTTTAGCACCTGATTATTTTTTACGTTTTAATAACGAGAATTATGTGTGGGGCACTGACCCGGCGGAGAAAAGATTTTTGACGATATATCCTCATGCAACTAACAGGTTTAAATGCGCAATAAACGAAAATTTATTTTTTTATTTTATCACCAACAACGCGAATAATTTAAAATATAAGATTGATTTGCGAGATGCTAACAACGATAGTATAATAGTTGAGGATGTATCACTATCAACGACGCCTAAGATAATAGCACTAAACGCAAGTCCGCAGGCAATAATAAACAACACGTCAATAACGCAGCAAGATTTTGACAACTGTGTTTTTTATAGGATATGGATAACAAACTCAACGGAGACAAAAAATACCAATGTAATGGTTGTTGAGGTGGATAGGGATTGCAGTAAATATGATAAAGAAAGATTTTATTTTCTAAATTCATTTGGTGGAATAGACGCTTTTACGTTTACAAAAAAAAGGAAGCATACGACAGAGATAGAGAGAAAAGAGGTTTTACAATCATGGGGTAAATGGGACGATTCTAATAATTTTAGTTACTTAAACAAAAACAGAATAGTTAACTACCAAAACATATCGAGCGATAAAATTGAGATTAACAGCGATTGGATTAATAGGGATATTCAAAATTGGTTAGTGTCCGAGATGTATGAAAGCACAAACGTAATGATTAGCGAGGGGGCTCAATACATTCAAGTGTCATTAGTTAACTCATCGTATGAGTTGAAGAATGATGAGGATGAATTGATAAGAGAAAATGTTACTTTTAAATTAGGCAATACAAGGACAAAAGCACTTAGATGAATACTGAGTTGTACATAGCGAATAATTATATAGACCTGAGTGATGATATAGTCTTTCCGATTACTTACTCAATAGCTGATTTTAAAAATCCTGAGCAAAGGAGAAGGAGCAGCAGTAAGCAGGTGCGAATACCTGGAACAGCTAACAACATGGCTTTTTTTTCAAATGCTTTCTTTTTAAATTATACAAATGTTGTTGAGGTTGCAACTGATTATGATTTCAATCCAACGCTAAGGTATCCCGCGCAGGTA